AAGTTTTCTCCTGATATGGTCATTATCGATTACTTGAACATCTGTTCTTCTAGTCGTATGAAGCAAGGGGCAAATGTTAATTCTTATACATATATTAAGTCGATAGCAGAAGAGTTGCGAGGACTGGCTGTTGAATATGCTGTGCCAATCTTGAGCGCAACGCAGACAACTAGATCAGGCTTCTCAAATACTGATGTTGAATTGACGGACACTTCTGAATCATTTGGACTTCCTGCCACAGTAGACTTTATGTTTGCTTTAATTTCCTCTGAGGAGTTGGAAGGCTTGAGTCAGTTGCTGGTGAAACAATTGAAAAACCGATATGGCGATCCAAGTTACTTTAAAAAGTTTGTAATTGGAGTTGACCGATCTAAAATGAAACTATATAATGTAGAAGCATCGGCACAAAGTGGTATATCAGAATCGGGACAAGAAGATGATCGTCCAGTTTTCGATAAGTCTGACTTTGGAAAACGAATTAAATCAGAAGCATTTGAAGACTTTAAGTTTTAAGAGGATACTAATATGGTAAAAGTAATTGTAGCGGAAACCAAGCACGACTGTAAACATTTGCTTGGTCAATTTTTGGATGAGAGCCATTATGATATTTTGGTTGAAGAAGATTGTGATGTTTATATGCCAACCAATTCTGAAGTTGGTTCAGAATTGGATGAAAGTCGAATTGTTTTTAAATTTCGTAAGAACTTCTTTTCGAAAGAAGAACAAGAAATGGCTTATCAAGGCTTACGAGAAGCAGCAACGGTAACTCAGAATCGTGGACTTGCAGCTGGTCCAAGAGAAGAACAGCAGGGAACTCGTCACTGGGTTACTGATGAGCAGTTTGAAATTCTAGACTACATGATGAAACCATCTGAGTCATTGACTGGTGAAGATCCAATTGACGAGATCCGTAAAAGATATAAAGCAGGTCAAATCAATCCACCAGCACGAGGTGTTGTTTGGTTACAGAACAAAGTAAATACCACTGGTAGAGTATTCAGTGGTGCAGCAAAGGGTTTTGTATTCGATGATTGGGTTGAAGCAGTAAGAAAACTTCCTCAAGCACAAATGATTGATGAAGCAAAGCGAGTAGCTACAGACTTGATCTGTAATACTACCTATGCTAACTCTGTTCACTCTGGTATTGCTGGTTGGTTCGATCGCTATCCTCGTTTACCATATGGTCGTGCGACTACATACACTCGTGATAATCCTGAGAAGTTTGCTATGTCATTCCCATTCCTGCAAACTCTCGCTAGAGGTTTTAAAGAACTGTTGCCATGGCGATATAATAATCAGATGGAAGCAGCAAACAAACTTGATCCTGCTTTCTTAGTTCCAGAAACACCATTCACAACAGTAACTGTCAATAAGACTTTCAGAACTGCTGCTCACTACGATGCTGGTGATTTGACTTCTGGTCTTTCTAATCTATTGACATTATCTAATAATGGTAACTACTCTGGTGCTTATCTTGTTGCTCCAGAATATCGTGTAGCAGTTAATGTAAGACCTGGAGATTTGCTCTTGATTAACAATCACGAAGTTATGCATGGCAATACTCCGATCGTTTGTAATGATGAAGTAGCTGAACGAATCTCGTTGGTAGTTTACTTCCGTGAGAATATGCTTGAGTTGGGATCTAAAGAGTATGAAGACATTCGTTATGACTTTGTGATGGATCGCAAGAATAATAAAGAGCATAAAGACTGGCGACCATTGTGGAATGGTGTTGGTGAAGGTATGTGGAAATCAGATGAGTGGAAAGAATATCTGATCGCCAAAGGTGGTATTGAAATGGCTAAAAAGTATGAACCTCAACTAATGGAAGTGAAATCTTCATTAGAGGAATTCTTTTAATGTGTGCTGTTATCGGTGCTTTGATAAAGAATCCTACACAAAAGGATTTTAATAATATTCGTAAAGTATTCCATGAGTCTAAGATTCGTGGGATGCATGCGACAGGAATGTCTGTTCTTCTCAATGATACTATTGTTACTTTTAAAGAACCAGTATCAGCTGATAACTTCAGACATTTAGATGATTTAGAGGAGATGGTTAATGGAGACGGTAATCTTTACCTTGTTGGTCACTGTAGATATAGCACTAGCGATTTATCTTATAATCAACCGATAGCAAATGAGAAAACATCGGTTGTTCATAATGGTGTTATTAGTCAGCACGATCCTGATGACTGGGAAGTCTTGCATGGATACAAATGCGATGGCAAGAACGACACAGAACTCTTACTTAGATCGCTAGATGACTACAGCCCACTAGATCATTGGAGGACTGCTAGTCTTTCTGTTTGTGAATTGAACAAAGAAAAAACTATTAGAACTTATCGTAATGGCAAACGACCACTATACTTAACTTCTTTACTTAATGGAATCTTGATTACTTCAACTAAGGATATCCCACAGAGAGCAGGATTAAATCTGCCAACTATGGAAGTCCCAATGAATACCTATTTTACTTTTGATTCAGATCTTGCTATGATTATAGAAAAAGTCGAAGTTGAAGACGCAAAAGATTATCAACACTATGATATTAGTTAACTCTACAAAAGTAGAAGACATTATTAAGAACTCACCAGCTGGTAGGAACACTAAGTTTCTATCAGCTGCACATTCATTGTGGACTCGATTTCACAACTATGAAAAGTCTTTGCCGATGGCATTAGAAGTCAACGGACAGATTGTTTCTTTAATCTTTGCTACATTTAATAGAGATCATTATTCTAATCTATATGAGATTGTTACAGTTCAAGGGCATGAGGGTAATGGTTATGCTTCTAAGATATGGGATGAATACCTAGACTATGCAGTTAATACTCGTAAGTCTAGTCGTTTAAAGATTTCTTGTACACCATCTTCTGTTACATGGCATATGCGTAATGGCTTACTCTTTTGGGCTGTTGATCCAACTGGTTCACTTCGTTCTGATCAGAAGTTATTTCCAACTAGAGCAGAACAAATTGCTTATCAAAACTATTCTATATCTCATCCACAACAAGCACTACCATCTGATAAGGTTTGTGATCAATTTAGAAAAGAATCTATTGAAGCACATGGATTTGGTAAAAAGAAAACAGAAGCAACTCAAAAGGCTATCGACTCTGTCGGTAAGTTTTGGTTAAGGGATGCTCTGTTCAACACAACATCCTTAGAAGAATTTTTAATATGAGTAAAGAATATCGTAAGGCAATGGGGTTTACTCGCAAGGATGTGTTTCAAAAATACCTTTCAGCAAAAGATATCAAAGAGCCAAACTGGATATTGATTCAAAAACAAAATTCTCGTTTAGATAATATCTTCACTAAAATAAATCAGCAGTTATCTATTCCATATCAAGGAAACATTAGTCAAGACATCATTGATACTTTTATGCAGATTAAGAATAACAATATTCTTCCTCGTATGAGAAACAATGGTCGTGCCATGGAAGATGTTTATTATAGTTGGATGCTTGGTTTCATGGCTGAGAAAGTATTTACTCCATTTATTATTGATAAATTGATATTAGGTAAACTTGAAAGAAATGGTGGAGATGACCTAACAAGCATTGATACATTTAAACGAACAGGTGAAGCAGATTTGATTGATAAGACTGCTGATGTTCGTATTGATGTTCAGTGTGGTACTGGTGAAGGTGTTGCTACAATTAAGAAACATAAAGTGGATCAGGCTGTGAAGGTGGGTGGAACTACATATGCAGCTTTGTTTGGATTGATGACTGGCACATATGCTTTTATTAAACTAAATGATTTGAACGAATCTAAAGATATCCACTTCTACGCAAACCCATCTTGGGAAAATCAACTATGCTGGGATGTTCCAGAAGATAAATTTAAGAATTGGTATGCTTGATTACAGTCTAAAAGAAAATCGTAAAGAAGCGTTCATTCGCTGGTACGCATGGTCGTTAAAACATAACGATTGTGACCCAGCTGTATGGATGACTAACTACATTAATGAACGATACGAACATAACGATGAGCAAAAGTTGTGGTTGTGTTGGTTGTATGGTAATACTTACTATCTTCCAACTGCTTGGGTTTTGATGAATGAGTTTCCTGACTTTGAATTGGCTACTGTTAGTCGAATGAAAGACTGGAACACTGCTAACTATCAACGACTAAGATATCAGACAGATACCAAATGGAACAAAGGACATCTACCTACGATGTTCGAATCGTATCAAAAGTTTATTGGAAACAAAACACAAAGAGAAGTACTGGAGAGTTACTATGGAGATAATGAACAACAAAACTTTGATAACTTGTGGACTGTACTTAAAGACAGCCTTCATAAGTTTGGTCGTTACTCTACTTGGTTTTATATTCAGCATCTCAAGCATACTGCTGGTGTTCGGGTTTCTCCTACTTCACTTATGCTCAGTGATTATGATGGTTCCCGTTCTCATCGTAATGGATTACTTTATGCCCTTGGACAAGAAGACAGTGTGGATAGAAAATTATCTGGAGCAGAGTACACTGCTCTCGAGTTCAGTGCAAGAGAGATTCTTGAGGAAACACAAGAAAGATTCCCAGAACTGGTGGAACAGGTAGACTTCTTTACTATGGAAACCTGTCTATGTTCTTTCAAGAAAATCTTCCGTGAGAAACATGGTCGTTATCTTGGATACTATCTGGACAGACAATCTGAAGAGATTAAGAAGGTCGAGTCTGATGGATGGTATGGCATTGACTGGGATGTATTGTGGCAGTCAAGACAAGAAACCCTTGATCCAAGACTTGCAACTAGAGATAATATTGCAAAAGAAAAGTTTACTTATTTCCTAGATTCAGGTAAAATAGATCGTCTGGACTGGATGTTTGAGAATGAAGAACCTATGAAAATTGGATTGGAGATATTCGCATGAGAAAGATTATTGCAGTTGGTGGAGTTCCAGGAACTGGGAAAACTACCCTATTCCGTAAGTTTATGGAAAGTATGGAGTGGGAGAAAATGGAGCCACTAAAGATGCTCCCTATGCTTTATAACAAAGAGCATAACCTATACATCTTAGGTAAGTATGAAGATGGAGAAACCTTTGCTGGAACGGATCGACTATCGATGGCAGTCCAGCCTATTGCTCAGGAATTCGTTAAAACCTGTACAGGGAATATCCTGTTCGAGGGGGATCGAATCTTCAATCAGTCCTTTTTAGAATTCGTTACTAGTCTAAATAGTATAGATGTACAAGTTGTTTATTTAAAAGCTCCCCAATCTATCCTAGAACAGAGATATGCCGATCGTGGATCGGATCAATCTGAAACCTTTCTTAAGGGAAGAGCCACTAAATATAACAATATCTTGTCATCGTTTGATCTGATGTCTTATATTACTGAGTTTAATAACACTAACTTGGAGGAGCAGTCAGCGGTACTTAGATTCTTGGAGAAGCATCTAAAATAACGCCATGCTAGGATATGCAGTTCTATAAAAATACCACTATTGACTTTATAGACATTCTTGCCTTTCCTGAAAGACCATTCAGAGCCAAGTTTATACCATCTAAAGTATGGGATGATTTAGACAAATATAAAAACGATCCAGTAGGTTTAGCCAACTACTTAAAGAAGTGGAAGACACGAGTAGAATGGAGATCTGAGCCATCAAAGTCTAAGACATTCAAAGAATTCGTAGCAGTCGGTGGTGAGTACGATCCAGATAAACGACAGTCAACTCTCCACATCTATACAACTCATTTCAATACCCATAGGTTTACTACTAGGGCTTGGAATAAATTCAAATACCGTTTGATGCAGACTGAAATGCATGAGTTAATTCACTTCATGCAATTCGACCGAAGAGGTGATCAGTGGAGCAACTATGTTGTTCCTTTCAAGAAGGTAGGCAAAGAAAAGATCGATAAGGAAAGAAGATATCTTTCTGAGTTTGATGAGATCCAAGCGTATGCTCATTGCTGTTATATTGACTTGAGATCTAGAAGACCTAACATGGATATAGACTTCCTTCTAAATAATTGCAAACAAAGAAGAGATTCACAAACCCTACATTACTTCTTGAAAACATTTAACTATGACTTTAGAAACAATGTGGCGACAAAGAAGATAGTAACCCAGATTAGCAAATGGGATCGTAAATATAGCAGAGCTAAATAATCTCAGAACAACCAGTTTTGAGATGCTATGCTAACCTTTAAAAATCACCAAACACTAAACGAAATATCGTTACTTGGACTTTACCAATCTATTGTTGGTAAGGTGAAAACTGCATTTGCCTCGCTGGGTTTTGGAAATAAAGTTTCTATTAAAATCCCTATGCCAGTCCAAGAAAAAGTTGACTTAAAATCCCGTCTAGGGTACTTCTCAGAGTATGCCACTGGTGCAGCACTTGCTGGTATTATTGAGAAACATGGAGGAAGATTAACTCCTCGTTCAGCTGAACCAGTAATGATGAAATCATATCTGGAAAAGAAACACGAGGTAGAATCTCTTGGAGCAGAAAAGTCTGAAGTAGATAGAATGGCTTCTGCTGGCAGTGCAATGGCATCACAGATTTGGAATGACATTGTTATGAATGGATCAGATTTACCTTTCCTAACATTTGATATCGAACTAACAGGCGACTCAGCTAAAGGTGTAAGCAAGGGCGACCTAGTTCTTAATGTTACTAAAGATTCAGAGAAGGTAGTTGTTGATAAAATTGTTGCTTCATTAAAAGCATATAAGTCAACTGCAATTAATCTATCTAATTCTACCTTCATTAGTTTAATCAAGACATTATTCTATGATGCTGATGCAAACTTACCATCTAGATCAGAAGAGTTTATTGTTCGTTTTGCTAAAGACTATGGCTCGAAAGCAGACTTGAATAAACTTTATGGACATCAAAACATTATCGGTACTTTACTTAAAACAGGTAAGACTAAAGAGCAAGCAAGAGCAGATGCAAAACTTACTCACGGAGAAGTAATTGCTATCATTGCTAAAATTTTTCATACTTACTATCCTGCACATAAAAAAGAAATCAATGAACGCATGTTAAAGATGCTTGGCTTCGATGGAGATGATGATTTTTATGCAGCAATCGGAGAAGCAGGTAAACAGAAAGTTGTTTCCTCAAGAAAGAGTAAAGAACTACAGGACATGTTGAAGAAATTGTCTCAAGGTTTTAACTTGACTGTTGAACGCAATGGGCAAACAAACAACGCAAACATTCTTTTCAAAGCACCGAATGGTGATATAATTACGAAAGCAAACATTACATTTGCTGATACTGGTGGCGCATCTCCTCAAGGAAAGACGAATGCGTTTGTGAATTTTAAAGATTTCATGGGGTAATAAAATGGCAGGTGCATCCGCTGAACGACAAGAGAATGGTTTCATCAAGAAGATAAATGATGCTATCGCCAAGAATGGTGGTAGTATTACAGTTGTTGCTGGAATTGTAAGAGTAAAAGATGTAGTCAAAGCAGCAAAGTTTACTGGTCGTCAAGCAGGTGGCTCTGAACCATACACTGATGTTCAATTGTTCCTTAAAAAAGGCAAGCCAATAAACATTTCAATGAAGGGTGAATCTGCTCCATCATTAGCTGGCGGTGGTCTAAAAGGACTTGAGTTAGCAGTTCCTGGAATTGCTGGTAAGTTTATGAAAGCAGCATGGACTGAATTAAAGACTAAAAAGAAATTGAAAGATGGAGATAAGGTTCCAGATGTTTATGGAAAGATCTCTAACGCAAACAAGATTAAAATAGTAGTAGGAAACGAAGCGATGGGTGGTCCAATCGACTATATGTATATTGGTCCAATGGATGTCATTGGGTCATTGTCTAGTTCAAACACCATGATAACAATGAATGGTAAAATGTTTGAAGCAGAAGAGTACGCTAAGAGCCACGATCTGTATTTTAGATTAAGGGCACGAAGGGAAGACCAAAGATTCTTAGCTGAGGCTAAGGATGCTGCTGGTATCCCTAAAATCTATGGCAAGTCACCAAGCAGGGGTGACTCCGCTGGTCGTATCGTAGTCACCGATAGTGTGCCAACTACAGGTGTAATCGTGTCTATATAATCCCCTACTGTTAGTGGGGTTATCGCTTGTCTTTAATTGCAAACTGAGGTATAATAGGTTATAAAGAGAGAAAAAGAATGTTAAAACTAAAGGATTACTTGAAAGAAACCAAAAATACACACATGGAACACATCGAAGATTTAGTGTTCAATGCTGGTGTTGAGGGGACTCGTCAAGCAATTTTCTTTCTTCGTGACCTCCGTGATATGCTCGCTGGTCATACTTCAAGTAAAATTACCACTACTGTTAAATGGGATGGTGCTCCAGCAGTATTCGCTGGCATCGATCCAAGAGATGGCAAATTCTTTGTAGCAAAGAAAGGTGTCTTCAACAAAGAGCCAAAAGTCTATAAGACTCCAGCTGAAGTTGATGCTGATACTGATGGCGATCTAGCAGAGAAATTAAAATTATGTTTGGCTGAGTTTAAGAAACTTGGAATCACTAAGGGTGTTTATCAAGGTGACTTGATGTTTACCGATGGTGACCTTAAAACAGAAATGATTAATGGTGAGAAGTTTACTACCTTCCACCCAAACACTATCGTCTATGCTGTTCCATACGATAGCCCTCTAGCCAAAAAGATTCGTGCTGCTAAAATTGGTGTGGTATGGCATACCACATACACTGGCAAGTCTTTCGAATTGATGACTGCTTCCTTCGGTAAGTCTATCGTACAAACTATGAAGAAGCCAGCATCTATCTGGATGGACGATGCTAACTATAAAGACTACTCTGGTGTTGCTACTTTCACAGCTGCAGAAACTGTATCATTGAATGGTGTTCTGACCGAGTTAGGAACTAAGTTTCAAGCAATGAATTCCACAACCCTAAATGCTATATCTAATAATGACGATCTTTTGGAATTAGTGAAGACATTTAATAATAGTAAGATCAGAGCGAATGAAACGATTACAGATATTGGTGCGCATGTCACTGGGTTATTTAACTACATTTTTGACAAGTATCAGAAGAAAATCGATACCCTTAAAAGTGATAAGTCCAAAACCGAGTGGGATGCGAAGCGTAAAGAGATCCTCAAATTCTTCACCGACCACGACAAGAAAGAAATCCAAGGCATCTTCGAAGTGGCTAATCTCATCGCCAAAGCAAAGGCTATAATCATCGCTAAGATGAACCAAGCAGGACACATCCAGACCTTCCTTAAGACCGCAGATGGCTTTAAGGTTACTGGAGTTGAAGGTTTCGTTGCTATCGACCACCTAAAGGGTGGAGCAGTAAAGATTGTGGATAGAATGGAGTTTAGCAAGGCTAACTTCTCTCCCGAAATCATCAAAGGATGGCAAAGATAGAGTATTATAAATAATACAAGTACTACATTTATAGATGGATCACATGAAGAATTTTAAACAGTTAATAAAAGAACTACCCTCTAAGAAAGTCGTGTTTGCTTTTGGTCGCTTTCAGCCACCAACAATAGGTCACGAATTGCTTGTAAAAGCTGTCAAAAAGTTGGCTGGCAGTACTGCCGACCATGTCATCTATGCCTCTAAAACAGAGGACAAAAAAGATAATCCCCTACCTGTAGATCGTAAAGTATACTTCCTTAAAAGGATGTTCCCAGATACGAATTTCGTAGCTGCAAATGCAGAAGTTAGGACTTTCATTGAAGCAGTAAAACAATTAAACAAAAAGTATAAAAACCTTGTAATGGTTGCTGGTAGCGATAGGGTTCCAGAATATACAAAGATCCTAAACAAGTACAATGGAACAGATGAGTTTAACTTCGATACAATTGAAGTAGTCTCTGCTGGTGAACGAGATCCAGATAGTGATTCTGCTTCAGGAATGTCTGGCACTAAGATGCGTGAAGCAGCGAAGGCTGGTGACTTTAAGAAGTTCAAGACTGGTGTTCCTCATACACTTACTGACCTAGATGCTCGTCGTCTAATGAACGACATTCGCAAGGCTTATGCTCTTGCTCCGATTAAAGAATCTTTCGAGTTTGAAAGAACTAAACTCCGTGAGAAATATGTTGCTGGTAAAATCTTTAACATTGGCGACAAAGTAAAAGACGATAATGGTGTCTATGAAATAATGGATCGTGGTACTAACTATATTACTGTTGTCAACGAATCTGGTGAACTTATCAAAAAGTTTTTAGATAAAGTTAAAGCAGTTAAATCTGTAACAGAAGATATCCAAGGTGGATATGCCCCCGAAGAGATAACCTACAAAGGTTATACAACTCATAATTTACATCATGCTCCTGATGCTGCAAAGGCATTTCAAGAAACTATTGAGAGAGCAGGTGATAAAGATCCAGTTGCTGTGCTTAATGCATTAAAAGCAACTGACACTTACATGAAACTTAATGATATGCACTTGGAACAAGAAAAGGCTCCAGATGCTCAAGAAGTAAAAGAATGGATCGCTTCACATCTTAAAGCAAAAGATTGCTTAGAGAGAGTTGGAGAATTCATGCACCATATGGATTACTGGGATGATCATGGGCACGAGTTGCAAATGATGTTCCTAAATTATAAAGACACAGGTAAGGATGACGCATACGAATCCTTAGAACTAGAGGGCGATATGATTCAAGAAGAACTAAAATTTGCTTCAGCAGATAAAATTAAAGTAGCTAGAATTATTGCTACCACATTCGGTGTTGAGAATGCAGACAAAGCATCCTCTCCAGAACAGATGGTCAATAATGGTCTGCGTAAGATCCGTAATAAATCTTTCACACCAGACATGGCTAAAGTTATCAAGAACATGCTTGATACTGCTCGTTTAGCTGGTATTGACTTTGATGAAAAACTTCTACCAGCTAAAGTTATTGCTGTTCAAGAAGATAAAGTCAATACAAAATCTAATTACAATGCAGCCAAAGATATTCTTCGCTATAAAGACTTCCAAAAACTAAAAGCAGTTCAGGAAGATAAAGATCCTTCTACTAAAAAAGATACTGAGAGTGATCACGATGAAGAGGGTGAGCAAAAACCTAATGCTGTAAAGGGTGGTCATTTGATGGCAAGTCCTTTAGAGAATAGTAATGTTCGTCGTCAAAGAATTCGTTATGCTATCGGTGAAGCGAATGATGCAGAAAAAGCTGCAAAAGAATCTGCCAAAGCAGCACTCGCTGCTAAGCAAGCAAAAGAAAAAGAAACACTGGCTATGAAACAAGCCAAAGAAAGAGAATCATTATCTCAAGAAAACTTTGAGCATAATTTTTCTGTTTTAGAAGAAGCAGCAAAGTCTATCGATAAGGGTGAGTATGACTATGAAGGTCAAATGGCTCGCACTCAATTACAAACTACACTACGAAACTGTGAAGATTTAATTGATATGATCGGTGATGACGATAACATGCCAGAGTGGGTTCAGTCTAAAATTACTTTGGCTCAAGATTACATTACTACTGTTAGAGATTATCTACAATCAAGAGAAGAATTAGACGAGAAAGCACCTCCAGGTTTTGAAGGTACTGTCAAGGCTATGAAGAAGCATCCAGAGATTGATAATCCGTATGCTCTTTCATGGTATCTAAAGAACAAAGGTGCTAAGAGTCACCGTAAAGAAGATGGTTCTGTTAAAGAAGACTTGGATGAATCTGCTCCATTTAAAAAACTAGATCATGCAGTTGCTTATGCTACTGATAAAGTTAAAACACATCGTGATAACTTAGATGGAATTGAAGTATACAAACACAAATCTGGTGGCTATGATGTTAATCATACAATGAATTCTAGTGGTCGTAATTCTTTACATAAATCTGGAGCAAAACATCTTGGTACAGTTTATAAAGACAAGCCAGTAAATATTAAAGAAAAGATTGAACACATTGGTCCAGTAAATACTAATATGATCAATCATGCTGGTGATGAACCTCATGATGAAGAATGGGAAGACGCTGGCATATGTATGGAACATGGCAAGAAAGATTGTCACGATTGCTCAGTAAAGAAAGAAGAAGTTGATCTTTGGACATCTGCTCAGTTTCCAACTAGCGATGTTTTAGATGATGAAGCCGATGAAGAATTAACTGATGCTGACATCGATAAATTAATCGCACCAATCGATAGTTTGGAAGACATCATTGATGAGTATGATGAAGATGAGTATCACTTTGAAGATGAAGAGACAGGCGAACAAGTTCCTGATGATGAATTGGAAGAAGAAAATCCAAAGGTAAATGAAGCTGCTTTGTTGGAAGTTTTATCTCGTGCAGAAAGGATTCGTCAGAAGATTCGTTTCGCAAAAACATCTGCGAAGCGTAAAAGATCTATGAAACTTGCTTTGAAGACTCACTCATCAACAGCAAAGATTAATACTCGTGCTCGTCGTTTAGCAATCAAGTTAATGAAACAAAGAATTGCTAAGAAGCCACTCAATACTTTATCTGTTGGTGAAAAAGAAAGATTAGAAAGAATCATTCATAAACGCAAAGCTGTTATCAATAGAGTTGCTATGAAATTAACTTCTCGCATTCGTAAGATAGAAAGCAATCGTTTATCTGGAAAGAAAGGTAAAGGATCAAGTAATGTTAACTTTTAAAGATTACTTAGAAGAAGATTCTAAACAGTCTGGATGTAATTGCTGGACAGGATATAAACGCAAACCTGGAACTAAACCTTGTGCTGAAGGTTCATGTATCAAAGAAGGTAAGCGTGGATTGTGGGATAATATTCATGCTAAACAAGAACGAATCAAAAATGGTTCTGGTGAACGCATGCGCAAACCTGGAAGCAAAGGTGCTCCAACAGCTGCAGCATTAAAAGCATCTCAAACAAATGAAGCTGCTAACATGGCTCAACAAGCAGCAATCGCGATTGCCATGAAGAAGGCTGGTAAGAAACCAAAGAATGAAGAAGTCGAAATTGAAGAAGGCGCATTTTCTAGTGGACAGTTAAAACCTAGTAAAGAACTGTTGGCAAAAGCAGACAAAATACCTTCTACTGGTACAATTCGAGCCAAAGATGCAAAGGGTTCATATACAGCTAAGACAGTTAATCATAAAGAAGTTTCTCGTGTTTATGATACAAAAGAAGAAGTTGAAGAACAGTTTGACTTAATAGAACAAATGGTAATCGATATTGCTGAACAACATAACTTAGATCCAGAAATTGTATGGGAAAAGTTTGAAGAAGTTTCTGATGAAGAACTATATGAAGCAGCAGTTGACGCTAAAGGTTATAAATCTTCAACTGGTGGTTTAACTCAAAAGGGTCGTGATGCTTATAACTCTAAAGGTGCACATCTTCAAGCACCAGTTACTACCCCTCCATCTAAATTAAAAGCTGGAAGTAAAGCAGCAAATCGTAGAAAATCTTTCTGTGCAAGAATGGGTGGCATGGAAGGTGCAATGAAGAAACCTAATGGCGAACCAACTCGTAAGGCACTTGCCCTACGAAAGTGGAATTGCTAACCAAAATATAATCGGAATAAATATACCTATGGACGAATTAATAGAACAAATCAAAGTAGTACTAGCGGATTCATTCGTTATGTATACTAAAGCACATGGATATCATTGGAATATCGAGGGGGATGATTTCCCATATTTACATGATTTCTTTGCTGGTATTTACGAAGAAGTATACGCAAGTGTAGATACTACCGCAGAACAAATTCGTCAGATTCAAGGTCGTGCTATCCACACTCTTTTAGAGTTCGATAAGTATCGCACGGTATCTGATATAGCAGTTACTGTTCCAACAGACTATACTGCAATGCTTTCAGATCTATTGTCCGCAAATCAATTAGTTCTTGCCTCATTAATGAGAGCATATGACCTAGCAGATTCGAACAAAGAATTTGGTCTGGCAAACTATTTACAAGACCGCATGATGGCACATAAAAAGCATGCGTGGATGTTAAGATCAACATTAAATAAGGCAGGAGATTAAATGAAATCCTTTTTAGAATTCCAAAAACTCGATGAAGTAAATCATCGTGAGCATGCACAAGGTGGTAAAGTGCATCCATCAATGGCTAAACATATGAGTGTTGGTCAAGAGCATGACTTCTATCATCCAAAGACTGGTGACAAAATCTCTGGTGTTGTAAAACATAAGAGTGATAAAGAAGTTCACCTACAAGCAAACAAAGATGGTAAAGTTGGTGGTGGTGACACTCACAAGTTTAGTATTGCTGAAGAAACTGCTCCATGGGAAACTGATGCTGAAGCAAAGAAAAGAGAAAAGTCTGCTTTCAAGAAACCTAATAATCCAAACAGAACAGGTATGGATTCTGCTCGTGCTTTAGCGATGAGGGGTTTGACTGCAGCAAAGAAGAAACAGAATGAAGAAGTTGAACAGATTCAAGAGCGTGAAGATGATGAATATCATACACCATCTAAACATCATGTTCATGTTACTATCAGTAAAGGTAATGGTCCAAAGGAACATCGCAAGGCTACTATAACTGCTAAAGAACCTGACCATGCAGTTAATACTGCATTGAGACATTATAAGAGTCAGGGTTATACAGTTCATGACCATAAGTATCTTGGTGAACAGTCTCCTGTTGCTCCAACTTTAGATAGAAAATATATCAAGGGTACTCCTGAGAACTTAGCATTGAAGGCATCTCGTAAACCAATCAATGGTCATCCAACTGCACAAGCTAAAACTGATGACAGCCTTCGTGCTTATTATGCCTCAAAGAAAAAAACAAATGAAGAAGTTGAGCAGATTGATGAGTTGTCTGATACAACTTTATCTAACTATGTAACTGCTGCAAGAAAAGATAGAGAACATAATAAAGTTAACAAAGCATCTCCTGATACTGCTCAAAAAGTTAATGCCAATGCTCGTGATAAAAAGCGTATTGCTGGTATGAACAAAGCAAACTCATATCTAACACCTGGAACTGCTGGACATAATAAAAACCAAGCACGAAGAGCAGCCAATGAAGAAGTTGAAAAGATAGAAGAAGCTACAGTTAAGACTCAAAAGTATTCTTGGGGAACTATGAAGACTATCCACCACGGATCTTCTTTCTCTATTCCATTACATCCTGAGCACCATGAACCAATTGCCAAGATGAAAGATCAACAACAACATACTATTAAAACTGAAGATGGTAAACAATACCATGTTAAGCGTGAAGGTGATACTGTTCACTTCCATGGTGTTAATGGTGGCAACAAAACCTCTGTTCCACATAAGTCTTTAGCTGAAGAAACAAAGAAATGCGATGACTGTGGTTATGTTCATACTGGAAAATGCGAGATGGAAGAAGCATTAGTTGGTGGACAAAAAGAGTTAGATAAAAATAAAAATGGTAAACTCGATAAGAAAGATTTTGAGTTACTCCGCAAGAAAAAGACCTTGAAAGAATTCGTTCAAGATCTATTAGAATATGAAACCGATAAAAATGGTCGTTATGTCCATACTAAGGGTTCTTATGGCAAGTCATACAACAGCGAAACAGATGATCATGATGATGACAACAAGCCAAAATCAACTGAAAAGCGTGGTCGTGGAAGACCAGCTGGCAGTAAATCTGGTGCTCGACAACAGAACACTGGTAAATCATATGGTGGGATACAAACTCACTCGTTAAACTTGCCAAACACAAACAAATAATCAAGGAGATTAAAAATGGCACTATGGACTTCAACAGATAATACTGGTGGTAAACCACTATATCTAAACACTGCCGATAAGGCACGCACATTCGGTATGGATACTACTGAAATTAAAGCAGGTGGAGACAATGTAACTTCGGTTGCTGTTGCTTCTGCTGGCACTCGTTATCTTGGTACTGCTCCAGCAGTAACATTCTCTGGTGGAGCAGGTTCTTCTGCTGCTGCTACTGCAACTATTTCAGGTGGCGTAGTTACTGCAATTTCTGTAACTAATGTTGGCTCTGCATATACTTCTGTACCGACAGTTGCTATTGCTAAACCTGCTCGTATTATTCCTACTTCTGGAATTACTATTGCTACTGATACTGTTGCTTA